TAACAAGCCGCACGAGGTTGATCATTACCCTATTTCCACGGGGCCGATTGATACGGCTCTGGAAGGTATATCTCTCGTGGTATGCCGACATAGCAACGTAGCAGTGGATGCGTGCAGGCTTGGCGTTCCGGTGGTGTGTGATGACGGGGCGGCGACGGCGATATACCCCTCGCAACTGAGCGACAAGGACAACCAGCCGAGTGAAGCGACAAGGCTGGAATTCCTGCACAGGCTGGCGTGGTGGCAGTATTCAGCAGATGAGCCTGAATTGATTTGGAAATGGATAGGGGTGCTTGCGGCGTGAAGATTAACGTAGGCTGCGGCCATAGGGTCAAAGACGGCTATTTTAACATTGACGCGGTGCATAACCCAAAGGCACCGAGAGCGCCGGAACTGATTTACAACTTCCGGTTTGACCCTGACGGGCGATTGATTGACCCGGTGCCGCTAGATGACGCGGTAGCCGATGAGATACAGGCCATCCATGTATTTGAGCATTTCTATAGGTGGACGTGCAAAGCGGCAGTAGTGGAGTTTCATAGACTATTGAAACCGGGCGGGCTGTTGATTCTAGAGCTGCCGGATTTAATCAAGTGCTGCAGGAATGTTATTGATGGTAGGCAAGGCAAGCACCCTGACCAGTTAGGGCGGTGGGGGCTATACGGCGACCCTAGCGACAACAACCCATTTATGGTCCACCCCTGGGCATGGGCGCCGGAGGAGTTGATGCAGTTTCTAGGTGAACACGGCTTTAAAGATATGAGGCACTTGCCGACGCAATTTCACGCGGTTGGCCGCGACCACCGCGATATGCGTATAGAGTGCGTCAGGGGTTGAAGATTTATATAGGTTACGACCGGGCGGAGCATGAAGCCTACCGCGTAGCCATCAAGACGCTGGCAGACCATACAGACACAGTACCCGAGCCGCTGGACTCTGACAGGTTACAAGCTACAGGGTTATTGAGGCGGGCGGTAGATAAGCGTGGGCAAATGTACGATATGGCCAGTAATGCACCATGCTCCACAGAGTTTGCGGTTAGCCGGTTTCTGGTGCCGATATTGTGTCAGTCAGGCTGGGCATTGTTTACCGATTGTGACGTGGTTTTTATGGCAGACCCTGCCGAAATGCTAGCGCTGGCAGACCCTGAGAAAGCCGTGATGGTGGTCAAGCATAACCACCACGGTGAAGGGCTAAAGATGGGCGGCATGGTGCAGACCGATTATCCTAGAAAAAACTGGTCGAGCGTAATGCTTTTCCACTGTGACCATCCGGCAAACAGGCGGCTATCACTACAGGACGTGAACGAAAGGCCTGGTCGTGACCTTCACGCCTTCTACTGGCTGCACGATTCTGAAATAGGCGAACTACCGCACGAATGGAATTGGCTTGTTGGCGTTACCGAGGAGCCTGCATACCCGAAGATCGCGCACTTCACTAATGGCGGGCCGTGGATTAAAGAATGGCAAGCGGCGGAGCATGATGATTTGTGGTTAGCTCATGGCTGACTTCAGTCCGAGTGCGCGAGATCGGTCCACTGTAAAGATTGAGGGCGTAGACTCTTTAATTTTGAAATTAAAGGGGCTGTCAAATGATCTTCAATATAAAGGCGGGCGCGCTGCTTTGATTAGGGCGGCAAATGTTATTAGGGATGCAGCTATTAATAACGCATGGAATCTTGATGATACCGCGACAGCGGAAGCAATAGCCAAAAATATAGTGGTCAGGTGGTCAGGCAAGGCATTCCGCGCAAACGGTGATCTGCATTTTCGCATAGGGGTTTTGGGTGGGGCTAAGCAATCATCAGAAGCCTATAAAAAGCTAGGCATCGTAAAAGGCAAAGGGAAAGACAACCCCGGCGGAGACACTTACTACTGGCGCTTTCTTGAGTTTGGCAAAGAAGATACGCCCGCCAAGCCATTTATGCGGCCAGCACTTGAGGCTAGTTCACAGAAAGCCACAGATACATTTATCCGAGAATATGAAAAGTACATAGACCGTGTTCTAGCGCGGGCTATAAAAAAAGCATCTAGGGCTGACTAATGTACCCACCTATATTCGCAACGTGCGCGGCTGATGCTGGCGTACAGTCCGCACTCGGATCAAATCCCGTGCGGCTCTATCCGTTTAGTGAGGCTCCGCAGGGTGTGACAAAAGCCTATGCGGTGTGGCAGGTGGTTGGTGGCGGGCCTGGAAACTATATCAACCAGGTGCCTGATGTCGATGACTACAGTATTCAAGTTGACGTATACGCGGCGACTGTTACAGCAGGCAGGGCGGCGGCGGAAGCCTTGCGCGATGCGATAGAACCGGTAGCGCATATTGTCCGATGGGGCGGCGAATCGCGCGACCCCGAGACAAAGAACTATCGGTTCAGCTTTGATGTGGACTGGATAGTAAACAGAGAGATTACAAGCTAGACCTCCCGAAAGGGAAAACCAACAGCCCGCTCTCAAATTTCAGCATTACGAGCCTCGAAGACGAAGAAATGAAGTCTGCGTGGGCTCTCACGAATCTGCGGCCCCTGTGGGCTTCGGAAAATTGCAGCAAATCGGACCGCAGGGTCTTTTTACTTTAACTCTCTAAAGGAGAATTTTATGGCCCTCAAAACACAGGGGACAAAACTCTACACCATCGACCCGGCAAACAGTGCCTTGATCACTGTAGGCTGTGTCACTTCTATTGACGGTATCGACACGGCGATTGAGCAGGTAGAAACAACTTGTCTTGAGTCCCCGGCGCGTACCTACATAGCTGGACTAGCAACCCCTGGCTCCGCGTCTTTCGGTATCCAGTTCGATCCCGATGATGCCAGCCACGTCCGGCTACACGCCCTGAAAACCGCAGGAACATCATTGTGGTGGGCTGTTGGCTTTGCTGATGGCACGGCTCCGCCTACCGTAGGCTCCGGTGGCGCAGACGACTTTGATCCGCCGACTACGCGGTCGTGGATCATCTTTGAAGGCTTTATGAATTCCTATCCCTTCTCGTTCGCGCAGAATAGCGTTGTAACGTCAACGGTCGGAATCCAGGTATCCGGCGAGCCGCGCGTTCTGCCTAAGGCGTAATATGAAGCTCTCACTGGAAGGGCTTCAACAAAGCGGTGGCTTTACCGGCGCGCCTGTCAAGCGCGAGATTGAATGGGTCAGGGGCGACAAAACGGAAGTGTACGATGTATACGTCCGTCGCCTATCTTTCCAGACAGCAGTAAGTGACGTTCACGCCCTCGCTGGGCATGGCGACCTTGCCGCTAACCGGATAGCCCATTCTATTTGCGACGAGCACGGCGCGCGCGTTTTCAAGGTTTCGGACATTACCGGAATCAATGACGACGGGACGCCAGTCCTGAATGATGACGGAACGGAGCGCGGCGGGATTGATAACAATCTGACCCTTGCCCTACTTTCTGTTATTGGCGAGGTAAACGGCCTGGGAAAGAAGGTGCCGCCGATCTCGCGAAGGAAGAAGAAATCTGGCACGAGTTAGTGCTGTGCGGTGTGGGCGGGAAGTCTGTGGCGGAAGCTAAAGCCACTATCAGCTATGTCGAGTTTGTGCAGTGGTGTCAGTTCCGCGCGCGCTATGGTTCCTTTCATACGGGTATGAGAATCGATAGGGCGGCGGCTCGCATAGGGTCTTTACTTGCTAATATTAAGGCGGGTAAAAACATATGGACAGAGCAAGACCTATCCCCGTTTGACAGCGCGGTGGCGGAAGCTAATAAACCTGAACTAACCCTGGAGTCGGCTTTCGCCGCGTTAAAAAAAGTAGCGCCAAAGGAATAGCATGGCATCAAAATCATTAGGCACGCTTACCCTCGACCTGGTTGCAAAAACAGGCGGCTACACCGATGGCTTAAGCAAGGCCGAAAGGGCTACCGAGAAATGGCGCAAGAAGGTCACGGCGGACGCGGCGGCAGCGGGTAAGTTTATCGGCACCGCTTTGGCGGCGGCAACGGCTGCGGCAGCGGCTGGACTGGTCGTGCTGGTCAAGCGATCTGTGGAAGCCATCGACGCACAGTCGGAAATGGCGAAGCGCCTCAAAACCTCCTATGAATCCCTCGTAACACTTTCCC